GGATCTTAAGAAAGCTTTTAACTTTTTTTGGTCGAATGGAAAATAAAATTTGGCGTGAACTTTATGTATGTAACAAAAAGAAACCAAAATGAAACTAAAACCAAAATATACTATTCCAGTTTTGTGGATTATTATTATTTTTTGTTTTTTAATGGCAACAAGTTGTACAAACAAAGAAAAATATCCAAATAAACTAGATACTATTGCAGAAGCTTTATCAAAAATAAAAAAATGAAACATTGTATTTACAAAGTTTACATGGGTTTTTGCCTATTGTTAAAAGATTGCAAATGTAATAAACTTGAAACTATAGATAATTGTAATCCATTCAAATATACTTTATGAAACTTTCCGCAAATTTTCAATTAAGTGAATTGGTCAAGTCACAGGTTGCAGAGAGAAAAGGTATTCCTAATAATCCTTCTCCTGCTCATATTGATAATCTTAAAGCCTTATGTGTAAATGTGCTTCAGCCTATTCGATCTCATTTTGAAGCCCCAGTTATTATCTCTAGTGGATTTCGTAGTGCTGAACTTTGTATTGCGATTGGTTCTAAACCTACATCACAGCATGCCGAGGGAAAAGCTGCAGATCTAGAAGTGGTGGGTGTGGATAACAAAGAATTAGCTACATGGATTAAAAACAATTTAGAATATGACCAAATGATTCTTGAGTTTTACCGGGAGGGAGAACCTGATAGTGGCTGGATCCATATTTCATGGAACGGTAGCGACAATAGAAATCAATCCTTGCATGCTTTTATGGAAAATGATAAAGTGAAATATAAACCATGGTAATATCAAGAGCACAACTTCCAAAAGAAATTGAAGGCAAACTAAGGGGTGCTAGAAAAGGAAACAATGATAAGAGGAGACAGCTCCGATTACGATCTACTAGAAAAATGGGCAAAAGAGTTACCCAAGGAAAATAAAGAATACATATTAAGTTGTGAAATAGGAGTCAGAGAAGGTCTTGGCTCTAAAATTATTTTAGATAATTTACAACCTAACCGACATATAGGAATTGACCCTTACGGTAATTTAAAGTATCAACATTATGATCACACAGGAGCCTACACTTGTGATTACACCGAAGAAATGAGAACTCAGTTATTAAAAGATATGTCTGATTATAAAAATTTTAGTCTATTCCATATGAAAGACACCGACTATATGAACTGTTTTGCAACGATGCCTGATGTATATGACTTTGTACATTTTGACGGTCCTCATATGACTAAAGATGTAATGACAGAAGCGGTATGGTTTGCTAATAGATGTAGATTAGGATCTAGATTTGTGTTTGATGATTATACTAAATATAACATGGATTTAATTTCTAATGTATTAGCTCACTACGGATTTAAAGTAGTACAATGCGGAAACAATAAAATATGCCTAGAGAAAAAGACACCTTAATTACTCTTCCAACTTATCAAAAGTTTTGGATCCATACGAGACATTATGGCCATGATATAGTAATTTGGTCAGATACTGGTAAAACGACTATACAATGTATATGGCCAGATAAGAGGAGAAGTAATGATGGAAGAGTTGAAGAAAAAAAGCAATCCAATAGCAAAAACACTACGGACTAGACGATTCCGACCAAAAGTGGTATCTTCAAAAAAGATTTATAACCGTAAAAAGGATAAAACAACATGGAAATAGTAAAAAAAATAGCTTGTGCATTACTTAGTGCAGTTAAATGGATAATTTGTAAATTATTTAGAATTATTCCTTGCAAATGTAGCCATGACTGCAATTGTAAGAAGGAGAATAAATAATGAAAAAAACAAAAATGAATTATAAAAAAGGTGGAAAAGTTAAAAAAGGTTATCACATGATGCCAGATGGTAAAATGATGAAAGGAAAAAAACATAAAGGTAAAAAGTAATGATGAAAGGTTATCACAAAACAAAAAAAGGAACCATGGCTAAAAAAGGTCTTTGGTACAACATTCAACAGAAGAAAAAAAGAATTGCAGCAGGTAGTGGAGAAAAAATGAGAAAGCCTGGAACGAAAGGCGCTCCAACAGCCAAAGCTATTAAAAGAAGCCAAGGGAAAAAATAATGCCTAAAGATTTAAAAGAAGAAATGAAAAAAATAAGAAAAAAAGTCTGGGATAAGAATAAAAAGAAATACAAAGACTTTGGTACATTTGGAGAAGATGAGTTTTTAAAACAGGATAGATTACCAGGCATGAAATATGGTGGAACAGTAATGCCTAAAGATAAGCCTAAAGAAAAACAAAAACCAAAAGACTTTTATGAAGGGGAAGGATATAAAGGTTCACCTGATATGTACCCTGATTATGAGGAAGATAAAAAAGATATAAAACAAGGAAAAAAACCACAACACATGGGTATGAAAAAAGGCGGTTTGTCGCATGGAGATGTCGGAGGAGCTTTTGGAAAAGTTTACAAAGGTAAAGCAAAAGATTACAAGTCTGTTGTACCTATTACTCCCCCTGCTCCAAAACCTAAACCAGATCAAAAAAAATACGGAGGAGCTATGAAAAAGAAACCTATTAAAGCAGTTTTAGGAATTTACGCTGCTAAAAATTTAATGGAAAATTCTCAAACAGCTAGAGATGTTGCTTCCAATATGGGAATTGCACCAAGAATGATTGCTGAGAAATACCAAAAGAAAGAAGATCAAAAAACACAAGGTATGAAAAAAGGCGGTCTTACTGGAGGTCAAAGAAAACTTGACATCAATAAAGACGGTAAAATTTCTGGTGAAGATTTTAGAATACTAAGAGGAAAACAAAATAAAATGAAAGGTGGCGGATGCGCTATCAAAGGAACTAAGTTTAAAGGAGTATTCTAGAAATTTGAGGGTATGGTAATATGGCTACATCTGGAACTACATCGTTTGATTTATCGATTGATGATATCGTAGAAGAGGCTTACGAAAGATGTGGTATTCAAACTAATGCTGGTTACGATTTAAGAAAAGCTAGAACTTCGCTTAATATTTTATTTTCGGAATGGGGTAATAGAGGTATCCATCTTTGGAAAACTGAATTACAAACTCAAGCATTAACTGCAGGAACTGCAACGTACACTACACCGTCGTCCACGAACGATGTGCTAGAGGCGTATATCTCTACAGCATCTGCTTCTGGAGCTTCTACCACGGATCAAACATTAGCTAAAATAGATAGATCTACTTATGCAGCTCTTCCGAACAAAGGATCGCAAGGTACACCTTCTCAGTATTATGTAGATCGTCAAAAAACACCTACGATTACTTTATACTTAACTCCAGATGCAACTACTTACACTTATTTAAAATATTATATTTTAAAAAGAATACAGGATGCTGGTGCTTATACCAATAATGCTGATTTACCTTTTCGATTTATACCATGTATGATTTCTGGATTAGCATTTTATTTATCTATGAAATATGCTCCTGCAAGAACAGAAGCATTAAAATTATATTATGAAGACGAATTAAAAAGAGCTTTGGATGAAGATGGACAGAGAACTTCTGTGTTTATTTCTCCAGCAAACTACTACCCAACGAGGACATAATGGCATTTGCAAAAGGTAAACGATCATTAGCAATATCCGATAGATCAGGACAAGCTTTTCCTTACACAGAGATGGTGAAGGAATGGAATGGATCGATTGTACATATATCTGAATACGAACCAAAACATCCTCAATTAGAACCAAAAGTATATGGATCCGATCCTCAAGGATTATTAGATGCTAGACCTCAATATTTTCCACCGAATCAAATTGGTGGTGGTAATATGGTAGTAACTGCTTATCCAGATCATGGACAAAGTGATTTAGCTTTTACTTCTAATGGTATGAAACCTAATAGCTATACGAAACCTGCTATGGCAATGTACTTAGCTCATGTAACAGTGGAGATATCTTAATGGCAATTACTTTTTCACAATTATTAACCAAAGTTAGAGATTATACAGAAGTTAATTCTACGGTATTAACGGATTCTATTATTGAAGGCTTTATTACAGATGTAGAGATCGAAATATCTAGAGCTGTAGATGGAATGGATGTAGATAGAAAGTATTCTCTTTCTTCCTTTACCGCAGGAAACAGGTATTTAGTATTACCAGCTGATTTATTATATTTACGAGGAGTGCAGGTATTTGATTCTACTACTTCAGGTACTCCTAGAGTTTATTTAGAAAAAAGAGAACAGACTTATATTTCTGA